CTAGAGCGATTTCTAGCGATGGAATCTTCAGTGTGATTGCATCAATTTTTGTCTCAACGCGCGTTAGCGATTTGGAAACTAGCGCGACAATGGTTCCGATAGTCACACATGACCCTAGAAGTGTGCCAATCATTATTACAATTTGCTCGGGGGCCATGGCTTCCTTTCCTTCATTCCATAATAGAAGAAGAGTCATAAAGGGGATAAATATAACACCGATTCTTCAATCTTTCGTACTGTCTCTTGAACCTTCTTCTCTGTCGCCGAGCCCATAGTTTTCATCATATGGGTCCTAATATTATTAATTGATTCTGGACATAATCGACGTTCGCCGAATGCGCCAAATAGGAAATTGATTACCATGTATATTGCATGATTGTGGCGGTAGCCCCTGCTCCCCCAGTATAACCAGTAGATCCCGTGACTCCAGCACTCAACGGACCTGTTGGAGCAATCAAGATGCTCCCTGGAGTTGCTCCAAAAATTTGGATACGTCCCGAGAAGTTATTACCGCCACCATTTGCACCATTGCCGGGGGTTCCGGTCCCACCATTTCCACCTGGTCCGCCAGCTCCGCTGGAAACATTAATAAGATTGGTGGTGGCTTGTCCAGAGACCATCCCAACAATCATATATACCCAACCACCAGCTCCACCACATCCGCCGCCGCCACCACCACCACCGCCAGAAGTTTTAGTTATACCATTGCTCGCATTACCACCAGTAACCGATATGGCCGATGCGGAAGTAGATGAATCTCTATAGATTTCTGCTGCAGAAATGAATATTGCACCTCCACCCGAACCGCCCCCACCTCCAGCCCCACCAATATTGCCCGCTACACCGCTGCCACCACCCCCACCACCACAACCTCCGCCGCCGCCAGCATAAGGGTTAATTGTTATACCAATCGCTCTGGTGAAATTATCAGTAAGATTGTTTATGGTTCCAGTAGCAGTAGAAGGCAAAGCTGCTATTGCTCCTGTACCCCCAGCAAAAGTACCAGAGTTGGCACCTTTGCCTGCAATAGCTTGATATCCTTGAGCATTCGTAGTTATTATTCCACCTTGATACTGTGTAGCATTATTATTTATTGCTTGGCCTCCAGGCGATCCTGCGGTGTTTCCAATACCCGCAGCACCACCAGTGCCTGCAATGCCACTATTCCCACCAATTGTTTCTGGTGCTAAGGCGAGCCCACCATTTTGAGAAGCAACAGTAGAAATTCCGTTACGATTTATAGCATTTGCGGGAGCATTCTGAAGATTCAGTGTTCCCGAGCAGTAAATTTTATAACCACCAGTACTAATTGTGCTGGTAGAACCAGCTGACCATGACATTGCACTATAATACATGTCACGTGCTAATGTTGTGGTCCCAGAAGCACCTGAAGCGTAAGCCCCATCGGCACCGTCACCGAACAATTGATTACATAAAGCTAGATCCCATGGATCGCACGGTAATACCACGGCTCCTGAATTAAGAACCGTTCCATGTCCTGAATTACCCATCACGCCAACGGTCGTCAGGGTTGCAGTGAGTCCGGAAAGAGCTGAGACCTGAAAGGTTCCTTGATTGCCGGTTCCATCTGCTATGAATATGTAGAGTCCGTTAGAAAGATTGGCAGCGGAAGTAAATCCAATTGATGCGACAGTGCTTCCAACTGACGGGATCGTAATAGTAGTGGTGGTTACAAGAACTGACGTACCAGCAGGTCCTGTGGCTCCTACGGGTCCGGTAGCTCCTTGAACACCGGCTCCAGTAACCCCTGCAACACCTTGCAGTCCGACAGGACCTGTAGCTCCTGTAACGCCCTGAATGCCTTGAATGCCTTGCGGCCCCTGAATACCTTGTGGCCCTTGAGACCCAGTTGGTCCTGTGGCTCCGGTTACACCATTTACTCCTTGCGGTCCTTGCGGTCCAGTATTACCAACCGGCCCGGTTTGCCCTTGCGGACCGGTTGGACCAGTGGCCCCAGTAACGCCCTGAACTCCACCTATCGAAACAAGGGATAGGAAAGAATAAGACCAAGTGGGGGTTACACTATTTGTTGTAGCGCAAGTTACTTGAAGTCCAACTTTATCCCCGGAATTCAGAAGCGCAGGAGCTGTGCCTGAAATTGATACGGTGTTGGTAGCTGCAGCTCCTAAGGTATCAATTTGGAACGGATCGGCTATAAATGCATTTTGTGTAATGTTAAATAGAGCAAATTGGAAAGTATTACCAAGTGTAGATTCAAACGATACGGCAAAACTTACGTTGTAATAGCCACCATAAGTAACTGAAATTCCAGTTGCTGACCTAGTCGCATTGAAACTAATTTCAGGAGACCATGCAACTCCTCCTGTGTCTCCGAAAACATAATATGTACCTAGAGTCGTAAGAGTCGGAGGAGCGGCATAAGCAACATAACCTGCTGCTGAAAGTGCAGCACCTGGACCCGTAGCGCCCTGAGGACCCTGAACTCCAGTGGCCCCTTGAGGACCCGTGATTCCCGGTCCAGTAGCGCCCTGAGGACCCGTGGGTCCAGTAGAACCAGTAACACCATTTACTCCAGTTGCGCCTTGAGGACCCGCTGGTCCTATAGGACCTGTCGGTCCTGTGGCTCCAGTTACACCTTGAACACCAGCTCCGGTAGCTCCCTGAGGTCCAACTGACCCCGCTGGTCCTGTGGCCCCCGTGACTCCTTGAGTCCCTCCACTAGAAGTAACGCTAAGGTTCGCCCACTGGAGTGCATTGCTTGGACTTCCACCACTTAAACAAGTACCCCAAAGCGTGATTATATCATTAGCATTAAAGGACTTAGTGAACGTAAAACCTGCTGATGAATCCGCATCCGTAGCAACACCAGTCCCAAAATTTATCTGGGATTCAACGAGTCTGGATCCGTTAATGAATATGGCAAAGGCCCAGGTTGCTGCGGGAGTACTAACTCCCATTGTTGCAGCCCAACTAATTGAGTAACTTCCTCCACTCGTAAGCGTTATGCTTGATGCACCAAGTGTTGTATTTAGAGAGTCTCCAGCAGTGAAACTTGTGACCTGATAAAATGTAGCTTGTGTAACAGGGGTGAAATTTGAGGCACCATAAATATTCCCATAAGCTGATACGGTTATACCTTGTGGTCCAGTGGCTCCTTGGGCACCTGTTGAACCTTGAGGGCCAGTAGAGCCTTGTGACCCTGTTTGTCCTTGTGGTCCTGTATAACCAGGACCTGTATAACCAGGACCCGTATATCCTTGGGGACCCGTAACTCCTTGGGGACCCGTAGTACCTACGGGGCCAGTGGGACCTGTTGGACCAAGTGGACCAATTGGTCCAGTAGAACCTTGTCCTTGGGGACCCGTAACTCCTTGGGGTCCAACGGGACCGGTTGGACCCGTTGGACCTTGAATCCCTGCTCCAGTGGCACCTTGTGGCCCCGTGACACCAGTTGGACCAAAAGTCCCTATACTGAAAACATTGAAATTACCGTAAGGATTAATCGAAACTACTCTAGTACCAGCATTAGTCGCAGCTATTAGATAAAGAGTGGTTCCAGCACCAAATGAGGCTGTAAATGAACCAGAAACATCACTGGCCTCACCACTTGAATCAGGAGGAACGCTAACGGTGAATATATATGGTCCAGGGTATGTGGATATTGGATTGATGCCGTCTGTCGATATGGCAAATTGAATTACCGCAGTTGCATTAGTAGTACTCGAAATATTTAGATTGAAATTAACCGTATAAATACCGGTTTGAAGAATTTCAATATATGCACCGGGACGAGTCGATGGGAAAGGTACATATAGTGTTGTATTTGCATAATCACCAGCTACCCAACCACCAGTTTGAGTCCAACCGGTGACCGGTGATGTTAGTGTTATCCCGTACCCATCTTCTTGGTATAAATTTCCGTAAGCAAGTGCAGTCGGTCCAACACCCGTTACACCTTGTATACCTTGAGGGCCAGTTGACCCCTGTGGACCAGTCTGTCCTTGGGGTCCTGTCGGTCCCGTGAAACCAGTGACTCCATTTACACCAGTGGCTCCCTGTGGACCCTGAGGGCCCGTGTTACCAACAGGACCTGTTAGTCCTTGGACACCGGTCGGACCCTGAACTCCGGTAGAGCCCTGTGGACCTGTATTACCAACAGGCCCCGTGTTACCTACAGGACCTGTTAGTCCTTGGACACCAGTGGAACCTTGTGGACCGGTAGAGCCCTGGATACCTCGGGGACCTGTCTCTCCTTGGGGACCCGTTGGTCCTGTGACACCAGTGACACCCTGAGGACCAGTTGGTCCACCATAAGGGCCCGTGGCTCCTGTGACACCCTGAATACCTTGAGGACCCGTAGCACCTTCAGGGCCCTGAGGACCAACTGGTCCTACTTCACCCTGAGGACCCGTTACACCCGGGGTTCCCTGTCCACCACCCGGTCCACCGACTTGAGTAGTTACAATTGTGCTTGGTAACGAGACAGTGCTCGTTACGATTATTGGGTCACCAGGGATTGTTGTAATTACACCTGGCTGTCCGGGAAGTGTGACAATTATAGCCACTCAATTCACCTCGTGCCAGTGCCAACCACCTGAAAAGAACCCGATAGATAATAATCTTTGATGCCAGTTCCTTGTGTTACGAGCAAATCGTAGTAGAAAACACCAACTGGCATGGCCGCAGTTTGAGCCGCCGTGATGGTGATTGTGATAATTCCAGCTGGATAGGTGTTCACACCATCAGTTTCATCACCTGAACTGAAAACAATTCCACCAGATGGCGACGTGAGAGCCAAATATTCAGTACTTGTGGGATCAGCATCCTGACGCACTTGCATTTTAGCAGTTGCGCCAGAAAAACTGACGGCTGTGGCTAAAGCTAAATTTCCGCTCGGATCGCCATTGGAATAACCAGGGGCAATTGAAAAGTCCTGATTTTGCAGGACCTGAATCGGAAATTCAGCTACAGCCACAGTAGTCTCCTTAACCGGCTATACCATATCCGGACGACTGAAAGACTCGACACGTTCCGGTCGCCGAGGCCACAACTCCAAGGAAGTTATCCTGACCAATTTGGGTAAGATAACGTTCGCTGGTTCCCGAAGGAATTCGGTGGCATGTTCCTGTGGCTCCAGTATAGCCACCGGTAGCACTTAGGGTTCCGACTGCAGCAAGAGCCGGGGCGGCCCCTCCTGAAACAGAAGCTAGGGTTTGTCCAACGATGATACCAAGGTCGGCCCCATCAGCAAAGATGGTTACGTAGGAGCCAACCAATCCTTGAGGCATCCCTGGGGGAGCACCAAGACCCGTATCATTTTGACAACTTCCGGCATCATAAACGAGTCCGAAGGTTGTGGTTTGAAGCGCGAGCACCCGAGCACTGCTGGAGACAGTAAAGGCTACCTCCTGTCCGACAGGCCCGGTCGGTCCATAAGCCCTAGGAGGGCTAATGAATGAATATTGGCGGACTTCTGATGGGTAGCCCATGTTTGATTACTTCTTGCTCGATGTGTGGTTTTCTTCAGTGCCCATAGGGACCTTGTAACCAGCAGGCCAGTGCTTGGCTGCGTCGTCCGAGGTCATCCCGCGCTGTGCGTGCTTATTGGTGCTTGGGGCACCAATCGGCGACGCCTTGACCTTCTCACCCATAGGACCCTTTTGCTGATTCTTCATCTCGTTTTTATCGACAGATGAATTATCAGAACCGGGGGATGCTGATCCCTTCGGGCCCTTACCGACATTCTTTGGCATCATTGACTTCGTCTTCATTTGTGATTCTCCTGTTGAGTCTTCGGGACTTTCATGCCCGTTTTCTTCCAATGCTTAGTGTTCTCACCGTCACTCATACCACGGGATTCATGCTCATCCTTCTTCGGGATATGCTCACCTTTAGCATGCATTTCTTTATCCCACTTTTTTGCAATTTCTGGGTGATTAATGTGCATAAAAGCAGCTTGTTTTTGCGATTCGTATGGCATGCTGATCTTATTTCAGTTAGAGCAAAAACGGTTTATCAACTACCCTTCAGATGTCGAGTTTTTCCGAAACCCTCGTCGAACGAAGTTTTGGTCGCATGAGCTTTTGGTGCTTTACCGCCCCCTCTTCCTTTACCGGAAGGGGCCACCGTTTGAGGAGCCGATAGGATCATTTGCATCGACATGGTTTCCTGAGGCATACCAAGGAATGTTTTCAGATTTTGCTCTTGGGCGAGAGATAGGGGTTTGTCCGCTTTCTCAAGTTCATCTTTGAACTTCGAAACACATTCCTTATACATGTCCGGATGCGTTGCCTTGAAGGCTTCAATTTCAGTGCTGGTCATCCGACCATCTTGGAGTTTCCCAAGAGTCTTGAGCGGAATATTTACTGCCTCATAGCACTGATTGAAATGATCTTTGGCTAGGTCAGACGCGTCAAACGTCCTTGCTGTCTTAGGAGTCAATGAACTCGGATCAGCCGACGCGGTCTTCGGAAGTTGTTGAGCCAAATAGGTCACCTGACCCAATGCTCTTGCCTGAATCTTATCCTGTAGTCCAGGATCCTCTTGTCCTATCCATCCCGTATGATCTCGATGCATATCTATAGTGGACTGGGGGTCGGAAGCTATTTTCATTACCGATTTTGCACGGGTCTCAAAATCTTCCGGATGGTTTACCGGATGAGAATACTCATAAACTTTGGAACCCTGAACTGTGGCTCGCACAATCTTACTCATCACGTCATCAATATGCGTTGATGCAGCTTCAATTTTAGACCAATTTGATAGACGCGAAGTAACTAAACTAGCTGTGAGAGCACCATCGGGTGAATTCACATAATTTTTGATTGATTTTTTGGCCGCTCCTGCGATAAGTGCTCCGGCCGCTGCGGGGAAGTTACCATGTAGTGCAAGACCTCCGGCCGCCGTTAAAGTTGGTAGTCCAACGTTGGCGATACTTTCCGGTGTTCCTTTTGGTGCACGAAGAGCAGATCTAGTAATCTCTAGAGCCTGGTTCCATGGGTCAAGTTTATCACTAGCTTTTTCAAAAGTTTTGAATGCTTCATGTGCGGGGTCACCCCCGCCCAATTTCTTGAGGGATTTCTTGATTGAGTCATATATATGGTCATTAAATTTTTGACGCACTTCCATAATCGCATTACCGACTTCTGGAATACGAGTTTGCTTGCCTAATTCTCCGAGAGAATTGGATATATCTGCAGCATTAGTGAGTGAAATCGGTACGTCTTTGAGTTGTTCACGATTCGCTTCGGTAATATTCCCGAGCGAAGATGGTTTCTCAACCATCTGGAATTTTACTTCATCAGGCGTACCTTTGAACCCTTGCTTGGCCCAATCTAGGAAACCCTGTGACTTTTGAAATTCCTTACTATTCTGATATAATGCTTGTTCAGCCGGAGTTCGTTCTACTTGCTCTTTGAGCGTAACTGGAATTTTATCTAGTGCAATATTGACTAAATTTTTCGTTACTTGTACACCATTAACGTCCTCAATCTTATCTAGAGCACGCGAAAATTTCTTATCTTTCAGAACACCATCAAGAATATTGAAAATTTCATCCGCTTTAGGATTTGTACTGACATCACCCGCTACATTAATAAGCGGGTCTATCGCCTTGAGCGAGTTCGTATATTCTTTATTCGCTGCGTCCCAATGAGTTTTGGTACCTTCCAAAACATCTTCTAGGCTTCTCGCAGGTCCAATGACGCCAGCCTTTTCCATCGTCTGGCGAACATTTTGTAGTTTGTTACTATCAATCATTTCTCGATAGGTTGGTGACCGATTTGTCGGTTCGGCTCCAGCGAATTTTTTGAAATAATCATTCGCTGCTGTCTCCAATCTGGAATTTGCCCATCTTGAAGTACCAGTGACAGCCGATCCTACTGCAGCGCCACCAAGACTAAGAGCACCTCCAAACAGAGCATTGTGTTGTCCAGAGGCTAAAATTTTATCAGCTGAAAGCCCCTTGTCTTCTTTCAGTTCCTGCCCGGTTTCGGAAGCAAGACCAATAAGTCCACCTTCCGTCGCACCTCGACCAACAGCCGTGATGCCTTTTTGAGCTAGTCTGCCTGCAACTGTTGTGGCCGGGGATCCGAGAATGGATCGTAAACCAGCTTCAGTTACATCACCTGCGGCTCCTAAAACACGTGTAGGAGCCGCAATAGCGTCAAGAGCTCCTCGCCCGGCAATCCTTGCAACGCTGCCAGCCTCTCCTGCCATAAGGCCAGGTGTAGCCAGACCTCCAGTAGCAAGATCAGCTGCAATTGGAGCAATAATTCCAGCGGCTTGTCCCGCCGTGTGATAATTCGGATGTTCCGCCTCGGATTCCTGGATATACTTGGATACATCGGGTTTGAGTTGTGATTCAATGAGTCCCGGTCCCAGCCCGAATGTTCCTGTGTCGAGCGCTCCAGTAGCCAAAGAAGTTGCTTTAGAGGCAACTGTGTTGTGTGCTTCATGACGTGCTTCTAGGGCATTGTGTTCGGCCTGCTCATTTTGATGATCTTCTAGCGCCCTCTGGTATTCATCAGTCGAGACAACGGAAGCGCCGTGTTTATTGACCGCATCAGCTAATTCGGAAACACCAATTGTACCGAGTTGACCATCTTTTGTACGAATTGGTATCGGTTGACCAGCTCCACCCGGAGCCGAATATCCACCTGAAGCAATAGCATCCGCAACTTCCGTTTCCGGAAGTTGAACCATCTTTCCTGAGGAGTCTAAAAGAGGAACAGGCAATTTAGGTGCCTAGTGGCTTGAATGTTTTACCGGGTGAATCTCCACCGCTTGAACGACGAGTCTTCGCAGCTTCAGCTTCATCAATAGCGTGTTGAACTCGGTCTGCGTTAATATTCGTAATCGAAGTTCCGCTTGGAAGCGATTCCCCAATAAGCGACTCGGAAGCCGGTCGTCCAACGGACGAAGACCTGGCTTTCATTTTTGTATCAGCTAAGAGACTAGCTCCTTGCCCATAAAGAAGACTTCCACCTGAATCCATATGGGTCTTCAGTGCATGGAGTGAAGCTAGATAGTCATCATCCGCTCGAACCTCTTTTGACTCGGCCCGGTCTTCCGGCGATGGTTTCTCGGGCTTTATAGGTTTTGCAATTGGAGCAAACGCTCCTCTTTGAGAGCCGGGGTAGTAATAGGCAGCTGCGTGTTTGAGAAGTTGATCCGGGTTGACTTCTCGCCCTTCAGCAGCGGCTTTTTGGGCCTCATCGGCAGCCCACTTCTGAACGCGGGGATCTTGTAAAATATCGGTTTTGCCAGTTGCCGGAGAGTATTTGGTATTCTTGATATAGTCATTGATTCCTTCGAGTGCAATTTTATTTGACTCGGTCCGGATTTGCTGCGCTGCAATTGAAGCTCTTTGAGCTAGAGCCTGATTGTCGGTTTGAGTACCGATAGCTTCAGCTTTGGTCGCAGCAGCAGTCATGCCCAATTGCGTAGCGAGTTTAGTCGCTTCTTGGGCATTGTTCGTCATATGGTATGCCTGAGCATACATGGTTTGAGCATTTTTCGAATTGTGCTCAAAATCGTCCTTTTGGGCTGCAACGTCACGGTCGATGGTGGATTTAAGATTATCCAACATCTGGTTGTTTCCCAGATGAAGAAGTCCCTGAGCTGCCCCACCAAGACCAGAGGCAATCACCATCAAAATTTGACGTCCCGTACCCATGTTATTCCAGGCGCGGTCGGGGTCGATTTTCTGGTCCTTGATCTGATTGAAATATTGCTCTGAAGCCTGAAGTTGCTGTTGTGCAGATTTCTTTAGTGCATCAGCTTCGGCACTTTTATCGTCGGCAAATTTCTGTTGAGTCTCAGAAAGTTTCCCTTGAGCAACTGCCTTATCGATACCGCCCTCGGATATAACTTTAGCGAGCGTATCGGTCTGAACTGCTTCTTGCTGTTTATCGGCTACAGCCTGTGCCCAAACAGCCTGATTTCCCTGAAGCATTCCAGGGTCAACCAATGGACGAACAGCGGCCGGAGCGCCCGGAATTGTCCGGTTAATTGCAGTTGTATCCGGAGGTGCCCAAGGAGCTGTTGGAGCGACAGGAGCTGCTGGAGCGACAGGAGCTGCCCCTGGAAGCGGCATCGGAGTCACTGGACGTGCTCCAGCTCCAGCGGGACGTATGAATGGAGCTACCGGTCCTGCAAATGGAGCTTGAGTTCCAAGAGCCCGTCCCCATCCAGAAACATCTGTTCCTGGGTTGACCATAGGAACTGTGCCCATAAGTCCAGCATCAGGAGGCGGACCGCCCTGAGCAAGAGGTTGTGATAAATTTACCGGGGTGTTGGCGGCATTTTGGTATTGTGCCGACTGTTGTGCCTGTTGTAGTGGAGATAAAGAATTCCATACAGACATATCAACGCCCGGAGGCGGCGCGAGAGTTTGATCAGCCATGTTTGGAGCCCTCTAGTTCTTTGACTCGCTCATGTAACCGGCCAAGACCTGCCATAACGGCCGACAAAGCAACCTTGGGCTCGATGACTTTACCCCGAGGCGTATCACTCACCATTTGAGATCCAATTGATGGTGCTCGTTCTACATCTTGAGCCATAACACCCAGGTATTTTCCACCATTCGGTCCGGCCTGACGAGGTTCATCCTGTGGATCTTTATACGTGTAAGAAGCTGGATGGAGATAATCCAAGAATGCGTCAGCCAATGTTCTGTGGTCACCATCCACTTTTTTAGCGCGTTCATCCGATTCAATGGCTCCAACCATGGACGCCATTTGTGCGGTACTCATACCGCCTGAAGACCCACCAGTTGAAGGTGGTTTCCCTGCTGAACCAGTCAGGCTCGGTAGTCCTGAAAGTCCAAGAGTTGAAGTCACATCCGAGGTATACTGTCCTTCGGGTTGGATATTTGCTTTCGTATTCACGTCGCTCATTGCACCTGCGCCTGCAACAGATGCGGCGGCTTGCATAACGGCTCCAAGGGTTTGTGTACCCTCATTGAAGGTCTGCTGGTTGAGTTGCCCCTGGAGACCCTGAGCCGTGAGATTTTCTCCAGTATAGGCGTTTAGAGCATTGGTCTGGGCTCCCTGGGCGCCTAATTGAAGACCACCCATGCCGAGACCATACGTATTTTGTTGTGCAGCATTCTGCAATGCAGTCTGTTGCTGCAATGCGGCCTGTTGCTGGGCCTGTTGCTGCTCTAAACCATATTGACCTAGAGCCAACTGACCCTGGGTACCATATAACTGTCCGGCTTGACCTGCCGCAGCATTTTCCATCCCAGCCATCGTTTGCTGGCTCGCTGCCGCCGCCTGACCTTGGGTGGCCGCCAGGTTACCTTGGCCCGCCAACTGCGCCGCGTTTTGAGAAAGGGCCCCTCCTGTGGCAGAACGGGCCATCGCCATCTGGGATGCGATATTCTGCCCAGTCGCTGCCTGCATCTGGGCCTGAGCTGCTTGAGCAGCAGGTCCCTTACCTATAGCGGTCTGACCCAATAGGCCAGCCATCGAGCCAACTCCACCCGAAGAACCGGCTAAAGCTGCCTGACTTTGAGCCTGAAACGGATTAGATATCTGAGCGGCCTGAGCCTGAGCCGCCTGAGCATTGTCAAATTCAGCTTCGGACGATTGACCCTGTCCGAGAATGTTATTGTATGCCGCTGCATTAGGACCGGTGACAGCTGGTCCTTGCCCGAATATTGCTTGTCCGATCCCAGCTAGCCCAGTTTCAGGGGCATTAGTCGCTGCCGTCCCGGCTACAGAATTAGATCCACCTGCCTCGAGACTCGGGTCGTAAGCCCCATAATTGCCTTGACTCATGTGCTTCTCGCTCCCGCTGGAATTAGGAGATATCGCGGACCCAATTCCTGCGTTTCAATAGCAAGTCCAATAAATACTGCACCTTGACCGGTCCAACCAGCAGTTGGGGTATTAGAGGCATATGGGGTAGTATCAGAAACAGTAAACTGATATTCTTGTCCCATGTTATATTTAGCGCCGATAAACATTTGAACCTGTCCTGGAATTGCAAGAACTGCTAATTGATTTTGATTCCAATTGACTGTCTGAACTATCGTATTATCGCCATTCAATGCCAATTGAATTTGGAGACCACAAAGATCAGCGCCGGTAGCCAAATTGGATTTCAGACTAGCCGTAATGACCTGGCTGTATCCCTGGACTGATGTCTTGATCCAGGCTGTGCTTACTGAAGTAGGCACAAAGAAAACCATGTTACTGGAGGTGTTCGTGTCGAACCAATAAAATGTAGATCCTGGAGCGTTTTCTTGCCAAAGTTGACCGTCTCCTGTCAGGATAGTAAGTAGATTTGGAGACTGATACGATAGACACGCGGAGGCAACTGGCATAACGAACTGTGCGTACGTATGAAGTGACCATTGTTTCAGGTAGTAGTCATAAACAATTGCAGCCGAGTAGGTTCCATCCGTACAAATAAATCGAATTTGTTGTGCTTCAGGGATTTTGACGATATCCACAATGATTGGATATTGATTCGTCAGATCCTGAACCTGTGCTCCAATCCAACTAACTGAAAGATCTCGACCTAGGAGATAGATCCCATTATTGGATTGAAAGAAAACTCCAACATCGGTCGTTTCAATAGCTTGGGATGAAATACAACCGACATTGGTTGGTATTTGAATAGGAACAGTCCAGTCCGAACCAGAACTTGTTGGGGACGGACCATTCAGTCCTTGCATAACCCAAATGGAAGATTCCTTGAATACGAGGAATTTATCGTCCATGGAGGCAATGGCGGTGATATCTCCTTTTTCAGGAAAGGGAACAACCAAGGTTCCGCTAAATCCTGGAGCTGCTCCGGGCTCAAATACCTGACTAAACCACACCTGCTGGAGAGTTTCGTCGACCCCTGCGATTCTTCCGCAGTGAGTAATCTGCATAAGAAATGCAGGTGGGTTTATATTTGGTAGCACCCCACCAGTTGTGTATAACAATGATGCGGTCTGGAGATTAGCGTCAGATACGTTATCTACAGAAATAGAACTTGGGTACGCGATGTAAGGCGCATGCGTATTTGAGCATGCAATTCTATCTAGAAAATAAAATATTGAACCGTTAGCGGTAGTTCTATATATTTCAGCAAATACCTGACCGGGGGTATCAATATCTTTCCACGTAGCCTGATATGATAGTATCTGCAGTTGAATCCCATATCCCACGAGTGACGGATTGGGGAACGTAATCGGTGAGATGAAGAAGGGAGCAGATCTATGAATTAGTCCAGAAGCAGTCTGATATGAATAACAAATCGCATACTGATACAATCCATCCGACAAATCAGCTGATGAGGCATTATACCAAATGGAGTATGAAAATTCAGGATAGTTGAAGAAGTTATCCTCGAATGCAGTCTTTGCGTCCGTGATGAATGGGGATCCTCCAGATATATGAAGTTCTGATCCCAATTCAGAAGTTGCATACATATTATCGATATGCTCTTCATCGAAGAAGAAATCACATGTCCAAGACTGTTGGTTGAAACCAGATTGTACTGATACGGATTCACCGGCTGTGACGAGACCGATAGAAAATCTGGTTCCCGTAGAATCAACATTCATAAGAGAGTGGTGACCACTCCAATATAAAGTTGTATATAACAATTGATAATTAACAGACAACACATTTTTGGCAACGGTTGCTACCGGAAGCAATTGGTTATTAACCTGCACATTCTGCCATTGCATCAAGTACATAGTGACTTGCTGCGATTGGACCACATTTGACCCGGTATCAACTTGATCAAATAGAAGGAATGCACAAACCATGTAAGGGACTCCCCTAAACATGAATGGGCGTGCTAGTGCATAGTATCCAACGGGACCGTAATCTGTATAGAAAGTCTCTCCGAAAACATTATTCCAACAAGACCACCCAATCTGAACACATTCAATTCCTTTTGCAGATGAATAATTCTGTCCATATTGAAATGTGATGAGTAAATGGGAATTATCTAGTCGTACAGCACCGGTTAGACCTGAATTATCGGGGATGGTAGCTTGTTGAGATCCACCGCCTCCTATAGTGAAAACATAATCACCGGAGTACTGGAGCATGAAATAACGATAGACTGAACTACCGTCTTTGGTTGCAAATACAGCCCAGTTTTGTTCTCCATAAGTAGCGACAGCAAAATTTGGGTATTGAAGAGTCTGACCCATTGCTGGAACAGCAAAGGTTCGCGATACGTCAAACGCCCCAGTTGGGAAAAAGTAGGCCCAATTTAAGAGGGTGGAACTATAATTGTATAGAACGATAAAACCATTCTGGGGATCATTTACGTAAGGAACAACATCGTAAGCTGGATTTGTTGCTGTAACCGTGACCAGAGTTGTCGGAGCTGAGAATGTATTTGTAGAAGGGGAATAATTGATTAGATATAAAACACCGTTCGTTGGATCTTGTGTAAATATAGCAATTTGGTTTGCTGGCAGTGCCCCTGGAATCACAAAGGCATTATTTATGAGTCCAGTAAGACTGGCGAGTTGTTGAATTACAGTCGGTTCAAGAATTATGTCGCCGGTATCGGAGTCATAAACCGTAGCAACAACATTCGTTCCAACTGCGGGAACAAGTTGCATACTGAATGCAATTCGGAGATTTCGATTATTGTATGGGAAATCAAGAAGAAATACGAATGTTCCTTGAGATGCGGAATTTACTGGACGGCGCAGCGGATAAACTGGAGGAAGTGGTGATATTTCAGCTACAGCGTCGAAGGCTTGAGAATAGAAATAGAGCGTGGAATCGTCTATCATGGTGACGTCTGAACGATTCCAGCTCGTCACATATTGTCCATTAGTAAGAAGCGTAGTCCCGTTTGGCGGAAGGACTCCGCCAGAATTTAGTGCTTTGATCCCAACACGTTTATCGATAGCCCCAACTTTAGTGAAATTGCCATTTACTACAGAATATTGACGAGCATTAGGATCAAGATACTCCTGTGCTGTCTTATTATCAATTCCACCGGCAAAAGGATACTGAACTATTTTAGGCTGGGTCATCCGTAGATCTCAATGTCCATTAACACCGGAGTACCTTCAACAAACACCGATACCTTCGTCCATAAGGTCAAATAACGGTTCAACGGGTACGGAGGTGTTGGACCAGTTGGAGCAATTACACAATGACCCTCAATAAATCCTCCAGATACCGCATTTATTCTGTACCCGGTATACGGAACATTCAATTCGTGAGCAATAAAATTGAATCCCGTAGCTCCTCCCGTGTACCCATTTACTAATGGGACACCTTGCAATAAATTTTTGTTTCCGGTCGGATCAGATTTTGCAACCTGAGTTGCCGATGCAATTTTAGATTGCAAATCATTGAGGGCACGAGCTACAGCCGGATCTACGTCAGGTGCATTAAATACTTCACGAGCCTGAGTTGGTCCCGGTACTAAAATTGATGGTTTTGGTACAGGTTGATTACCGGAGGTAGTATTTACCTGTCCGTAAGGTTGATATTGAATACGACCAGGGATCCGCGGCATGATTCAGTAGAACCATCCATCGTTCCCGTCATCGTTAATTTCATGCACACGTTCTGCGGAGTTGTTGTCCCTTCGTGGAGCGGAAGAAAGTATTCTCTGCTTTTCCTGTTCCTGTTTCGCTGAGTATATAGCGATCTGATCCATGCGACCAAACTTCAAAAGAAGATTGATCGCCATATCAAGAACGATGTACTCGTCCCACCCATTTATCGAATCGATTGTGGCCCCTGGACTTGAAAGTTTTGGAGCTATCGGAATATAATTCAACTTCATCTGAAATACAGATTGAGGAGGAGGCATCAAAACGATGGTTGGAGTACCACCGGAGCCAACACCTTGGCATTGGTAATAGACGGTAGTCCCAATGAACCAACCGACCGCACCGAGCCAGAAACGATAGAAATTCCGCTCCTCTTCCTGAAAAGGAGTGCAGGTGATGATGAGTGTTGGACTTACGAATGCATCGAGTGAAATTACTCGATAGAAATCATTTGGTAGATTATAGATACTTCCAGGCGGAGGATTTTGTTGCGGTGGATTTGGGGTTCCCTGACCTGGAGTTACATTAAAATAGTATGGAGCTCGATAATAATTACCGTTCCATGTGCTATTTACGATTAGGTCATACCATTTGGCGATCCCAACGTTTGCAAGGTCAGTTAACTCTTGTGGAGTAATTGCACCATTAGGTCCAACGGCTCCTTCAAGATTTACCCTTTGCAAAGCTCTTGTCTGTAGCTGAGCGAGTGATACGGAATATGCCATTATGTACTCTACTCATAGAAAAACGCCCCACTAAGCATTTTGAACTTAGTGGGGCGTTTTTGTTTGGGTTCGATGACCTTTATCCGGTTGGCCCTTCTTCTGGCTCGTCTTTAGCCCCGGAATCTTCTTTTTCCCAAGCGGCGTGGTCCAACCCATGGAGAGCTTCAAAAGCCTTGAGAGCGGCCGAGGCGTCCCCTTCTTGGACTGCCTTCATGAAGGCTTCCATAGAGGTATGCTTATGTTCGACAATCTGTTTTTCGGACAGATCTTCGAACTCATCCTCCCCATCACCCATTTCTTCGGATGATGGGGGCGCCTCTTCCTCTTCGTCAGACATTTTAGGTCTGCCTAAGAGTATGCCAATCGAAGGACTCACGGTTGAGGTCCGTTGCGATAGGTGAAGTGACAGAAAATTGTTGCCCCAACCGGGGGATCTGTGGCAACACCAGCACTAAATACAGTGAACGGGATGCTCCACGTATTTAGTTGACCCGAGTTCGACGGGTTACTAGTTGGGCCGACAACCCCAGACACAGTGTTCTGGAACGGAGTTCCAAACTCAATTGTCCAAGTTCCAGCGGCTTGACCAGCGATTGCAATAGATGCAACTGGAGCAATGACGCCTGCAAATGGATCTGTGGTTGTAACTAGTGTTGTTCCAGTTGTGCCGGTACCCCCAGCAATTCCAGAGGTACCGCGTTGTACCTGGATAAATTCCCCGTTCGGATCACCTTCTCCGACAACTGGTCCAAGAGCACCCGTAGGAGCTGCTGGATAGCCAATTGCGAATCGGTAATTTACGTGGAAAAGACCCTGCGTATTTGCTACCTGATATTGATTATCACTCATAGGAGATCTCCTTGGTTGTTAAGGCCAGAGAGCCTCTCAAAAGGTGAGAACCCCATTATACCCTGGCGCGCTGCAATACGTGGTTGCACGTGCAACCGTACGCAGCTGGAAGGAGTCCCCGGTTCCACGGAGCCATTCCAGGCCGTCAACACCGGTACCCCAGACGTGAGGAACATCCTGCATGCTGGGCATCAGGAATGTATCCAACTGGATGAGGTAACAGATACCAACTGGGCAGAAGACGTCGGTCACGAGCGTCAACTCACCGTATTCAGTCGCGAGAACGGTGCCCTTGAAGGAGAGCTGAGCGTTATCAAATGACTGAACCGTGGTGTAACGAAGCTGTGTAGTTGCACCCGTGATGATCGCGCTGTAGTCAAGCGGGTTCAGGAGGACGTAATCGGGACGTCCACCCATACGCTGAACGTAGCTGGCAATCTTGATGAGCGAAACGTCTTTCTTCGCACCGCCGCCATTCAATGCAACACCGGCAAGACGGGTCGGATCTGCGGACCGCACTACCGTATTGAACGCCGTACCCAGGCTTGCGCGCTGATTGTACGCCGGCAACCAACCCTGAAGCCCAGCATAGGCTCCTGCGTAGTTACCATTCTGGAATATGTAGTCACCGGCAACGGCTGCAGCAATTCCGCCAGTCCAGTTTCCAGAGACCGTGATGGTCCCATTCATGATGTCGACGGCCGTTACCGTAACGGTTCCCGTACGAACACCTGCTCCGCCCGTACCATCATCAGCGGAAAGCTGAAGGATCTGGCCCTGGACGAAGTTGACCATCTGGCTCGGGTTAGTGAGCGTGATGGTTGGGGTGCCAACGTTGGAGGTCAGAGAGATCTGACCGTAAGAACCTCCACCGTCACCGAAAAGATCCTGACCAAGCATCTGGCCAATATCGATGAATGCACCATCGAACTCGGAAACCATCGCATCGACAAGGGCATTAGCTTCCCCCTTGGAGCGGTCGATGGCGTTACCGGTGACGTTCGCCGTTGAGTACGAGTTATTGTACTGGCAAACCCACTGGTTATAGATGGAGCTGGATCCGGCTGAGAAGGCCACGGTGTCCGTATGGCTTGCGGTAGAACCGATAGCACTACGGATAGCTCCGTTGAAGGCATACCCGCCTTCGTCGGTCTTCTTGGGGATCATGGCCAAGAAGCTACTCTTGAATGCAAGAGTCTGAATCTTGGACTGTGTATAGCGCTGCTTGAGAACGGGCGTTACCGCCGTGAAATCGAAGTTAAAACCCACTATGGTCGAGCCTCTTGGATGGGCTCACCGTTGGGTCAAGGCGACGTACTCTATTTCGCTAGTCCGTTTTGACGGAGTTGTTCTGCAAGAAGAGACCGCTGCTTGTGATCAGGCAGCGAATCGAAATTGGCAGGTAGCGAGAATTTTGTAGTCCCAGACTTTTGGGTGAGCGTCTTGAATTTTGGAGGAGGCGCCTTGGATTTATCAGTGGCGACAACCTTGCTCGTTTCTGGGGCTGCTGTTTCTTCTACTACTGCCTGTTTAATTTCAGTTTCGGTTACAGGGGTCAATTTCTTACCCTTAGCCTTATTTGCACACAAAGAGTCTAACCATGCCGCTATTTGGTCGAGGGTTACTCCCTCGTTAGCTGGGCGTCCTGTTTCAGGATTTTTCCGATTCGCCAATTGATTTATGATAGTAATTGTCTGGCTTATGATCATCTCGTCCGGAAGCTGACAGAGATACGGAAATTTCTTCTCATCATTTGCTAGGACTAGATATTCAGCTTGGCGGGCTGATTCCTTAGCAGATTCTTTTTCATTTTTGATTCCATCTTCAAGAGCTTTACGGGCGTCTGATTCCTTCTTGAGTTCCGCCTTGAGATTCTCGACTGCCTGCTCCATTGAACCATCTTGAGCAACCTTAGCTGCAATTTGAGTATCCGATAAACCGGCATCGCGGAGTGCTTTGTAGGGGTCCGCCCTAAAAGCGGCCTGTTGGTCACGAACCGCTTGCGTTTCTGCCCGGAGTCTCGCATTTTCCTGTTGTGCAATCGATGCATTATAAGATGCGACTTGAGCCCTGGATTCAGCCTCACGTCTTTTTGAGCTGGATCTACGGGCCTTCTGAGCGGTTAAATGTGCTTTATCTACCGCCGATTTTTCAACGGGAGTTGTAGTCTCACCGTCTTTTACGGGTGCGGCAACAACGACGGGGTCTACTGGCTTTACGACTACCGGAACTTCAGCTGCAATCACGGGCATCTGAGACATTTATTTGCTTTCAGGCACCAGGAGGTGCATTTCCGGGGCCTCGTCCACTTGGTAGTAGACCTGGACCTCCGGCAGGGAGTTGTGGCGGAACAGGGGGTAATGGGGGTGGGACTAAAGATGCAGCTTGTTGCATCCATTCCCGTAACATACGTAAACGATCCGGTGCCAATTTGCACTGTACTGCTTTGAGGTAGAACATCCTTACCACGTTAATCATAAGAGGAATTTGATCCGCCAACATTGCATCTGGCGGACTATAAATTCCATGATCGGCGATATCGGTGGCACAACACATGGTCAAGTTGAATGCCGCCATTTCAAGACTGATCTCCCCTTCAATGTCGGGGATACCATTTTCAACCATCAACCGTTTGGCGGTTATCGGATCAATAAACCCGGCTCCGACCATATCCTCCACCATTTGGAACCGCTCAGCCACATCGTCACCGAGCATATTGGCTGGCTTCAATTTTAGCTGAAACTCTTCATCCTTCAAGTGAACGTCCGCCCACTTGACGGTCTTCATCATCGTTTTGGACCCCGGGGCTTTGACTTCAAAGTCCGGGTAGATCTCCATGATTTCACGAGCCCAGTGGATCACTTGCTCCGTGATTCGGATGAACCAATGTTCGTAATTTCTGTAAGCTGGCTTGAACCGGTCAGATTGTACGTCAGCATACGTATCAATTGCTTTCCCAGATTTTATTCCCTGAGGAACCTGGCTCATGGCGGCCATTTCAGAAACGCCAGTTGATTCAAATCCCTTGGCCCATAGAGCCCAGAGATAAGAATAGACTTCCTGGCTTACCGCCTGGAAACTGACGTAAGTTGGCGGGTTTCCCGTGTACCGAATTATGGAAGCGACCACATTGTTAATCGCATTCGTATCTACATCTGCGTTGCGTTCGGCCAACCAGTGACCTACAGCCAACCGTTGGGACTGAGAAATGGTTCTCATCATCCGGTTAATTTCAAGCTGTGTTGGCATTAACTCGCCAGGTAGACTGATTCCCCAAACTCCCTGAATTGGTTTCTGACGATAACAGAATTCGAACGGAAAACGATCCCAAGTATAGACTTCGTCTTCAATTACGGTCGATCCAACTATCTTCGTATGTCTCCCGTCAACCGAACCGCCTTCTTCAGCTGATCCCGGCACTCGAGCCTTGTGCCATGCTTCCACTACAACGAGCATGTCACAGAAGGTCCCGTTCACATAAGTAGACCCGGGAGCATCGGCAAATACGGAATTGTTCGCCAGTCGAATTTCATTCACGTATTCTGGATACTGATCCATCAATACTTTTCGGTCTACATATTTGTATTGATAGATATTATCTGGGCTTCCGTATACGGCTTCCTGGTCATCAACCAGTACTTCCCATGGAAGAACCCGTTCAATCCTTATCCGTGGTTTCTTTTCATTATCATAGTCGGCATAAATTTTTACAACGCCGAGGCCGAAAATGGCCGTATCCATTACTATATCGGGCGCTTTTTGCTCCAACTCGGTTTCGTAAGCCAACCCATCCATGAACATCTGGAGGTGATGAGCCTTACGCTTGAGTTCCCAGTCACCCCCAGCTACGTCGAAAAATGTCTTCGGTCGATCATGGGTGATGAGACTTACATAAGCATCACAGACGGCTTTGACAACATTGAGTCCCGGAGCATTGAATTTTATTCCGGGGCTCCTCTGCCGGTACGTTCTTGGTGTAAGGCCAATTATCGGTTGATTTGTATAGAGTCTGGCACATACCGCAAAATTGGTACGGACGGGTTCTTGGACCCTATACAACTGCATTGATATGTTGGCGAGACTCTGACCCCGACGATTTCTATTGGCTTTTTCGTCGAGTTCAGGGTTCTCCCACCACCAACGAGCATCAAATTCGGCATTCGCGTTATTAGAGGTGGGATCGAACATGATTTATTTGATTGATATACAAAGATTCTAGGATCTTGATGCTTCTTCACAGGTCATTGGCTGGAGTGGATCCATGGTATTTGGCGGGAGTATATCGGATTTTCGGTACACACCCAATTTTACCGATGGTGGATTAGTTACAAGTAACCCGTGGATGCGGACAACTCCAACATTATCATCCGGTCGAAAAATAGCTTCTGCACCACACCCCGTGCACTTCCATTCTTTAGGACGAACCGGATGGTGTTGCCAATTATGCATTGTTTTCTTCCTCCTCGTCCGGATAACCTTCCGTGGCTGCAAATAATAGATCCTGGTCCGTTAATTTCTTCCCCGTCTTCTTGTTCGTCATGGGTTCAAAATTCGGACCGAGGACATCTTTAGGCTCGGACTTCATAGCATGACTACTCATGAGAATTTCAATATCATGACCCTGACGCTTCAGGTGGATGATCTGTTCCTTCCGCATCATTGTAGCAATTGCTGCAATTTCATCGATAGATAAGTTATCATGTTTATCAGTCATACATACCTCCTCCACCTTCAATTTCATCTCTTTGATGTTTGATTCGAGTCTCTTCTCGCTTCCAAAAATCTTCGACTTCCTGCTTGATTTTTTCGTCCGGAGTCGTCTTATTCTCTACCGGCAATTTATTCAAATACATAGTAGCTGAACGCCATATATATAACCCTGCATCACAGAGGTGATTTTCGAATCCTTGATGTTCCTTCTGGCGACCATCTGCCCAGGGTAAACTTGTCATTTCTTTGATATAATCAGTGTTACTGTGGCGCAAAAATTTAATTGCGCCGGTAGCCATATCGCCATTGAACAAATCAATATACCCACGCTTGTTTTGTTTATCTGCTGGTTCTACAGGAATATGGAACCGACGCCTCATTTCCTCACTATAAGCTTTTCCCATTCCGCCCGTGTCGCCAATTATTTTATTGAAATGGAATGTTGCGTCAAGCTCCAAGACCTTCTCAGCACATTTCGATGGAATCATCCCCACTTCTTTGAAACTTGTCACTATATAAGCGGTTGGATCTTGGTCTCTGTATGCCAATATGACGAAAGCACAAGCATCATTGAATCCAAAGTCCAGCCCTAGCACATAAAGCCATTTTTGACCTAACGTATTGGACGGAAGTGCATCAATGAGATTATTAATTTCATCATAAGCACCATATACCATTCCCCCGCCAGATTGGACGAATTTGCATTCGTATTCTTGCTGAAATTTATCTCTTAGACTTATGCGATGTTCTTCAATATCAGTAGGATCTATCCTGGGGCACATCGTCCAGGGAATCTCATATCTTTCCCAACCTGGACCTCCACGTTCCCAGTTTTCGAAGAAGTGGCCTCTCCGGCCCTTCGGAGTACCCGCCAAAATCAGCTGACCTTTAGAAACTATCAACATGGGCAAAATGGCAACAAAGAGGTCGTCCGGTACATCTCCTGACTCATCTTCTATGATGAGGTCTGCGGTGAAAGTTCGGATCGTAGACTCTGTTGCAGGAAGTGAAATAATTCTTGAACCGTTCGGCAGCTCAACAACTGTTTTCGATTCACCCTCAAGCTTCCCCGTAAATGGCCAGTGGTCCAGTCTATCCTGAACTTTTCGCAACAGTTCACCAGACTGACGTAGGGAGGGGGAGATAAGGAGGGTGGTTGATCCGGGATAGTATATGGCTTTATGGCACGCCAATAATGACGACACAGTAGATTTACCACTTTGTCGGCTACAATTAAGGAGGATTCGTCTAGAGCGGGATCTGAGGACATCAGCCTGCCAGGGGTCCGGATTTATTGAGCACGAATTGGCGAAAATTACTGGGTCCTTACGACCTTCACGCCGATTTTGTTCAGCGGCTAAATTAGCCAATTCAACAAGATCCGCCCGGGTGGTCATGACTTCACTAAAATGTTTCCTTTAGTGTCGACCAATTTTATATTATCCTTATACTTCTCATCTCGTCCGCCCTGGGCATTTATGGGCCAAATACAATCTGGATGCCTTACATACCTTCCTGGTGAGCACATAACATCTTCGCCAATTTCAAGATGATGTCTACATACAAGACAGACAGCCGCCTCCGGCAATTTTATTGGCGTCCACTTCCCCTCGGAACGGTCCTGTATAGCTACAAATTTTGATTTCTTGGGCATTAATCGGTCTCGCTACTTTGAACTTCCTGCTTCTGGGGCCACAGCTCTGAAGCCACTTTCTGAAGGGCTGAGATTAGTGTGTAAATTGCATCCTCTTGGCATTCCCAAACCATATTCATATGATTGTCTGTTATAATGATGGCCGCTTTGTCTTTCTTCTGGGAGACACGGACCTCAAGTTGTACTTTATTAGTCATTTTGATTTCTGTGCCTTGATTGGTTTCACGACTGATAATGTTGCCAAAACTGGCTGCAATTCAGCGTATCTCGTTCCGGCGTGCGGGACCCAAAGAACTTGCTGATCATTTTTCTTATTTATGAGGAAACCATCAACACATTTTTCTATGTCATAATCTTCGGCTGTGAAATAATCGCGTTGAATTTCACCGGCTCGTGCGCCAGGAAACTCAACTTTATGATCTAGGCTAAGTACACGAATTTTCATATAGCCTTCTTTTTGTTCTTTGGTGCAAATTTATTGACCGGTTTCACGATTGCTGGGATTGCTTCGGTTACCGGTCTTGTTGCGAGGACCGCATCAAAAATTAGTTTGGCGTGGGATCCGTTTCCACTACACAGTCCTTCATAAGCACTTGGGATGTTGATATCCCACCTTTTGATCACATCGTAAATTGCATTGAAAATTGGATTGAGTCGGTCCTGTTCCGTCGTATCTGGGAGCAACGCACATTTATCGCGTTGAACGATGACCACGATTTCAGCCTTGAAATCGTCGAACGTGAGTCCGGCATTCCTATGTTTATTTAGCTCAGGAGCTAGGAAAATTGTACTAATATTCGGGTCATGGACATTAACTGTGAGCATAGACCATTCGTATGGATATCGTTCCTTTATATAATTGTAATCAATGGTACTCATGGCTTGTTCAGTTCCTCTGGCCTAACTATCGGTCCATTATCCGTCCAGTCATATACTATTCTTTCCTGCCAGGCTTCGTCAAAAGGCCACCACTTGGTTCCATTGGACTGATTTTCAAAAACCTGCCAATTGGCTGGCGGAGTTCCTGTGCCTATCAAACACCATGCAAAATCACCAGGTGACTCTCCATTTTCTATAGAAGTAAAAATACCAAATTTTTCTCCTTTGAGGAGCTTACCTAAATCTTCACGCTTGGGAGTGTTTTCGGTGGGAGTATTCATTTGGATTTTGACTTCGGGTTCGGGCTGAGTACTGAAAATTTCATGGTTCCTCTTTCAGTGACTCTTGGCGACTGAAACCCTTT